GATGTGCTGTACGGCTACAGCGTGATCCGGCCGCAGATGGCTGTCCGTCTCTGGGGGTGATCCACCATGTCCTTCACCAAGCCCATTGGTGTAGCGTTCACGGACCAAGATCTTGACGACTGCGCACTGGGGGCACTCCCCAGTGCCGGTGGCAAGATCGCGTTCTACGGCGCAACGCCCGTCACCCAGCGTGCGGCAGCGGTGCAGGCGGCTTCGGTCGTCAGCGCTTCGTCGTACATCACTGTCGGCAGCAACCTTGCGGCGTGGGCCGCCGAGGTGAATGCCACTCTCACGGGTCTCGGCCTGTGGAAAGGTGCCGCGTAAGCGGCAGAGAGGAACATCATGTCTGCATCCAGTCTCGAAGCTCCAAAGATCGGTGATGGCGAACAGATCGGCGACGGTAACACCGCCGAAACCCTGAACGTCGGTCGCTCGGGTCAGCCCGTCAAGGTCCAGCCGTCGGCAACCGGCTCCATCGGTTTCTACGGCACCACGCCGACGACCCAACGCGCTGCGGCCATCCAAGCTGCGTCCGTTGTATCGGCGTCGTCCTACATCAGCGTGGCTTCCAACCTCGCTGCCTGGGCCGCCGAAGTCAGCGCAACGCTGACCGGCGTTGGCCTGTGGAAGGGCGCGGCGTAAGCCGGCACTGACCCATGCCCAAGGTTGTCTTCTGCGTTCCGACCATCAAACGCCCGTACCAGCAGTGCCTAGACAGTCTGGAGGCGTCCATCCCCCTCATCAAAGCCGCTGGCTGGGACGAGGGTATGGTCAACGAAGTGGGCAACCCGTACATCAGCGCAGCACGGGCAACCATGCTGCGCAAAGCGCTGGACGCCAAGGCGGATGTGATCGTGTTCATCGACCACGACCTGTCTTGGCGTCCAGCCGATCTGCTTACGCTCATTGAAACCCCGGGTGACGTCGTTGGCGGCACCTATCGGTTCAAGGCTGACGAGGTGTCCTACATGGGCACCATTCACAGCACGCCTGCCGGCACGCCCGTTGTACGGGGCGATGGCGCGATCAAAGCGCGACTCTTGCCCGCAGGGTTCCTCAAGGTCACTGCGGCCGCTGTGGACCGTTTTATGACCTCCTACCCGGATCTGTGCTACGGCGAGAAATATCGCCTGAGCGTGGATCTGTTCAACCACGGCGCACACAAGGGCCTGTGGTGGGGCGAGGACTACGCTTTCTGCCGGCGCTGGGAAGAATGCGGCGGCGATGCCTGGTTGGTGCCGGATCTGCAGCTTGACCACCACAGCGCGGACAAGTCGTACCCGGGCAACTTCCACATGTACCTGCGTCAGCAACCTGGAGGCGACCTGTGCCCCTGATCTACCTTGAGCATCCGCGCCACGGCCAGAAGATCGCCACGATGGAGGCCGAGGCGGAATACGACGAACAAAACGGGTGGCAGCGGTATACTCCGGGTGAGCCCGACGAGCCCGGGGATGACGCCGTTGTCCCCATGAACCATATGCTCGGAAGGCGCCGTCGCAAGGAGCCCGAGCATGTCCACGACAGCCGGTGACCAAATCTATGCCGCGCTGCGGCTGATCGGCCAACTGGCCGAGGGCGAAACCCCATCGGCCGAAACAGCGCAGGACGCGCTGGCAGCGTTGAACCAGATGCTGGATTCGTGGAGCATCGAACGCCTGTCGGTGTTCTCCACGCAGGACCAGGTGTTCAACTGGCCGGCAAACGTCTATGAGCGCACGCTCGGGCCGAGTGGAGACTTCGTCGGCAATCGCCCGGTGCTGCTGGACGATTCCTGCTACTTCCGCGACCCGACGACGGGCATCAGCTACGGCCTGATGTTCATCAACCAGCAGCAGTACAACGGCATTGCGCTGAAGACGGTGACGTCGACCTACCCGCAGAGCATGTGGGTGAACATGACGATGCCGAACATCACCATGACGGTGTACCCGGTGCCCACGCGGGAACTGGAGTTCCACCTCGTCTCGGTGTCGGAACTGTCGCAGCCCGCCACGCTGAACACGGTGCTGTCGTTCCCGCCTGGTTACCTGCGGTGCTTCAAGTACAACCTAGCTTGCGAGATCGCAGCCGAGTTCGGCGTTGAGCCGCCGCCCACTGTGCAGCGCATTGCGATAGCGTCCAAGCGCGATCTGAAGCGGATCAACTTCGCTGACGACATCATGAGCCTGCCGTACAACCTGATCAACCGCCGGCAGCAGCGGTTCAACATCTACGCCGGCACACCGTGTAGACGCCTATTCTCGGTGGGGCCTACGTCGCCCGCAGCGTCAATGCTGCGGCGAACCGCATGGTTAACCTGTTTCCAGAGGTTGTGCCCGAGGGCGGCAAGGAACCGGCGTTTTTGCAGCGGTGCCCGGGGCTTCGTCTGGCGGCGACCGTGGGCGAAGGCCCCATCCGGGGAATGTGGAAGTTTGGGGACTTCCTGTACGTTGCCTCTGGCGGCAAGCTGTACCGCGTGGACGGCAACTTTGCCGCCACGGAACTGGGGCTTATTAACGGCAGCGGGCCGGTGAGCATGGCCGACAACGGCATCCAGTTGTTTGTGGCCTGCAACCCCAGCGCGTTCATCTACAACGCCAACACGGGTGTGTTTGCGCAGATCACGGACCCTGACTTCCCGGGCGCCGTCACTGTCGGCTATCTGGACAGCTACTTCGTATTCAACGAGCCCAACAGCCAGCGCGTGTGGGTGACATCGTTGCTTGACGGCACTGCCATTGATCCGCTGGACTTCGCCAGTGCCGAGGGTAACCCCGACAACATTGTGTCGCTGATGGTTGACCACCGCGAGGTCTGGCTGTTCGGCAACAACACTGTTGAGGTCTGGTACAACGCCGGCTTGGCTGACTTTCCGCTGGCGCGCATCGAAGGCGCGTTCATGGAAACCGGCTGCCTTGCGCCGTACAGCGTGGCCAAGCTGGACAACGCCGTGTTCTGGCTGGGCTCTGACGCCCGCGGCAACGGCATTGTGTACCGCAATCAGGGCTACAACGCCCAGCGCGTCAGCACGCACGCCATTGAGTGGCAGATTCAGCAGTACGGCGTGCTGAACGACGCCATCGGCTATTCGTACCAGCAGGACGGGCACTCGTTCTACGTGCTGACGTTCCCAACGGCGCAGGCTACGTGGGTGTTTGACGTTGCTACTGGCGCGTGGCATGAGAGGGCGTACTGGGACGGCGTGCAGTACCGGCGGCACCGCAGCAACTGTCAGGCAAACTTTGCTGGGCAAGTGCTGGTGGGAGATTGGGAGAACGCTAATCTGTATGTGTTTGACCAAGACTATTACTTGGACAACATCAGCGCACAACGGTGGTTGCGGTCGTGGCGCGCATTGCCAACCGGGCAGAACTCGCTGAAGCGCACGGCGCATCACGCGTTGCAGTTGGACATAGAAACTGGACCAACGCAGTTTTTTAGAGCGACGCCAATTGTCAATTATTTGCAAATAGCAACGGGTATTCTTAAGGCAATCGCGGGAGAAGAGCCTGAGTATTCAATGTTCACGGAAAAGTTTGTTGGGCGGCCGCTTGGGGACATTGACAACAGTGGATTTTTGTCACTCGCAGATAGCCAACAAATGCTTAAGTTTGCTGTTGGTATTCCAATACCTTCAGACCAAAAAGAATATATCGAGGGCCAATTTACATATATTTTGCGAACAAACCCCGCAAAATATATACCTTACGTCGGATCTGCCCCAGACGCAGACCCACGCGTCATGCTCCGCTGGTCCGACGACGGTGGCCACACTTGGAGCAATGAGCACTGGGCCAGCATGGGCAAGCTCGGCGAGTACGGCAAACGCGTGATCTGGCGCCGGCTGGGCATGACCACGAAGCTGCGAGATCGGGTGTACGAAGTCAGCGGCACCGATCCGGTGAAGATCGCCATCATGGGTGCGGAGCTTTCCGCTACCCCGACGAGCGCCTAACGTGGAGCTTGCACCGCGCGTACCGTCACAGCGCGACCCGCTGGTGGATCAGGGGGCGCTGACTACTCGCGCGTGGTTCCGGTTCTTTCAGTTGCTGCAGAACGCGACGGAAAATTCCGCGTTGTTCCAGTACACCATTGTTGAGAACACGACGGGCTCAACAATTCCCAAGGGCTCCGTGGTCGGCTTCGTCGGCGTGGGCGCCAACAACGTGCTGTCCGTCGCTCCGTACCTGGCTGACGGCTCATCGCCGTCGCTTTACATCCTGGGCGTCATGGCCGAGGAACTGCCCGACAGTGGCGCCACGGGCCTGTGCTGCGTGTGGGGCAGCGTCAGCGGCATTGACACCAGCGCGTTCAGCGTGGGCGACATTCTGTACGCCAGCCCGACGGTGGCCGGCGGGTTTACGGCATCAAAGCCCACCGCGCCGGACAACGTGATTCCCATCGCGGCAGTGCTGGTGGACAGCGCCACTGGCGGCGAGATTTTTGTGCGGCCCACCATTGAGCAGCAGAAGTACTACGGCGAGTTCACGCGCACGACTAACCTGGCGGCGGCGCTGGTCAATACCGCATACGCAATCGCGCTGGACACCACGCAGATTGCCGAGGGCGTGACGCTGGAAGGCTCACCGCTGACGCGCCTCAAGGTGCCGCAGTCGGGCCTGTACCAGTTCACGGTGCGGTATCAGTTCACCTCAACCAACTCGTCGTCCAAAAACGCCCGCGTCTGGTTCCGCCAGAACGGGACTACGGACTACTCCAACAGCACGGCGATCTCATCGCTGGACAGCAACGGTGGTTTTGCGACAATCACGGTGTCAGAGTTTTTCTCACTGCAGGCCAACGACTACATCGAGCTTATGTGGGCCGTCTCAGACACCGCGCTGTCGCTCACCGCTGCTGCCGCCACAACCTACGCGCCCGCTGCTGCCGCCGTGATCGTCACCGTCACCCAGATTCAACAGTGAGGCCCTGATGGCAGTCGTCCTCTCCCAATACGCAGGCGCAGGCGCCCAGTTCTTCGACAACAACGGCAATCCGCTGAACGGCGGCCTGATCTACACCTACGCTGCCGGCACCACCACGCCCGCGGCGACGTACACGTCGTCTACTGGCGGCACGGCCAACGCCAACCCCATCGTGCTGGACAGCGCCGGCAGGACGCCCGCGCAAATCTGGCTGACTGCGGGTTCGTCGTACAAGTTCGTGCTGCAAACGTCGCTGGGTGTGACGATCAAGACCGACGACAACATCTACGCGCCGTTCGACTTGACCAAGGAAGTCGGCGTTGCCGTGGGATTGGGCGCCGGCAGCATTGCCACCAACATTGCCGTTGGCGACACGGCGCTGGACAGCAACACTACGGGGTCGAACAACGTTGCCGTCGGGTACAACGCCTTGACGTCAAACACTGACGGCTTTCAAAACGTTGCCGTCGGCTCGCAAGCGCTGGATGCCAACACCAGCGGGGATTACAACACCGCCGTTGGCTACGATTCGTTGTCGGCGGCGACTACGGCAAACTACAACACTGGCGTTGGGTATCGGGCGCTAAATGCGGCCACCACTGGCGCGAACAACACGGCGCTCGGCGCGGACGCGCTGCTGCTTAACCAGACGGGCGCAAACAACGTCGCCGTGGGCTACCAAGCCGCCGACGCATTCACCGGCAGTAATGTGGTTGCAATAGGCGCTGGGGCGCTGAGTTCGGTAACCAATGGCAGCAACAATACGGCAGTAGGAAAAGACGCGCTTCAATTAGTAAACACCGGCGGAAGTAACACTGCCGTTGGTTTTGAGGCTCTACTTAAAGCTACTAATAGCGGCAATACTGCAGTTGGAAACCAAGCGCTTCGAGAGGCCACAGTCGGCGCAATTGGCAACACCGCTATTGGCGCAGAAGCCGGCGGTTCGCTTACGACCGGCAGCTACAACACAATAATTGGCTACCAAGCTAACGCATCATCGCCAACCGTCAGCAACGAAGTCACCATCGGCAACGCCAGCGTAACGTCGTTTCGCATACCTGGCCTAACGCTGACGTTCAGCGTGAAGTACTTCAACCACGGCACGCTGACCGTGGCTACACTGCCGGCAGCGGCTACTGCCGGGGCGGGTGCGCGGGCGTTTGTCACCGATGCCAACGCGACGACGTTTGCGTCTATCGTAGCCGCAGGCGGGGCGAACGGAGTCCCCGTGTACAGCGACGGCACCAACTGGCGGATTGGGTGAGGTAAATCATGGAAATGTCGCCAACCGATTACGGCCCGCAAATAACGCCGGTCACTTCGAGCCCGCTTTGGTCCCCGGCGCCTGCCGGCATGGAGCAGTATTGGGGATGGAATGATCCCCGCTGGGGCGGATGGGGATTGACGCCCGAACTAAAAAAGTACAGCGGCCCTTGGGGTGATGTTCTAAAGGCCGCCGGGTTCAAAGGCACGCCAACTCACGCAGATCCTTCTGGAATTTATCAAAACTATGAAGTCTATTCGCCTAATCCTTATGGCGGAGAAGATGTAGGTTATCAGCTTGATTTTTCTCCAGAAGCATATGCCGCAATCGACAAACTTCGAGCGGCCGGCTACGACCTGCGCCAAAAACACCCAGACCGGCGCACATTCAACACGTACTACGGTCTGGTAACGCCAGAAGGCAACGTCCAAGACATCAAGATCGCTGGCTCCGATCTCGGCGACATGATCAAGCCCATGATCAAGATTTTCGGCGCCGGCCTCGGGTTGGCCGGTCTTGGCGCGGGCATCAATTCGCTGTTGGGGGGTGCTGGGGCTGGTGCGGGGGCAGGTGCCGGCAGCGCGCTGGGCATCGCAGAAGCTATGGCGCCTGGCGTGATCGCGCCGGCTACCGCTGCGGAAATGGCGGGTGTCAATGCGCTGTTGGGCGGCGCTGGTGGCGCGTTGTCGGCCGCAGACTTGGCAAGTCTGCCGTCAGATGTGCTGGGGCAAGCTGGGTCTTTGTCTCCGACGAATTTGGCCGAGTTGGATGTTTTCACAACGCCGCCATCGTCAATGACTCCGTTGCCGACCGGCTCGCCGTCGGTGACGCCTCTGACTGAATTGCCGCCGTCACTTGGCCCCGTCACGCCGCCAACGTTTGAGTCCGGCACGTTGGCAGATCCCTTTGCGGCAATTACGTCAATGTCTCCGACGGCGGGCATTACGCCGAGCGCCGGCACTGCCTTGGGTATTGCGGAGGGCATGGCCCCCGGCGTCATCGCGCCGGCAACTGCGGCAGAACTGGCGGGGGTGAACGCGCTGCTGGGCGGCGCTGGTGGAGTGTTGGGCGCGGGCCTTGGCGGTGGCGGAACGGTTGGTGGCGCGGCGTCCGCCGCAGCAGACGCCGCGGCAATTGGAGGCGGCGCTGCTGTTCCGTCCGCAGCAACTGGCGGCGCAACCGGCGCAACAACCGGCGCGGCTACCGGCGGCGCAGGCATCATGGAGGGCATGGTCCCAGGCGGCCTTACCGGCTCGGGGATTCCGGCAACGCTTGGCGAGGCTTCGGCGGCAGGCGCAGTCGCTGCTGGCGCCGGGGCAACTGGCGGCAGCCTCCTTGACAAAGCCGTTCAACTCGTCACCAGCCCCGTCGGCCAGGCTGTCGTGGGCGGCGTCGGCAGCGTCGTCGGTGGCGTGCTGGAGGCCAACGCGGCAGAGAAAGCCGCAGAAACGCAGTCGCAGGCTGCGGCAAACGCTCTCGCCTTGCAGCGGGAGATGTTCGAGTACCAGAAAAGCCTGCTGGAACCGTACCGCACTGCCGGCACGAAAGCGCTGGAACGCCTGTCCGGCGCGATGGGCCTTGGCGGTCCGGGATCGCAGCAGCAGATGCTGGAGATGGACCCGGGCTACGGGTTCCGTCTGGGCGAGGGTCTGAAAGCGCTGGAGCGCATGCAGGCGTCGCGGGGGAACTTCCTGTCAGGCGGTGCGTTGAAAGCCGGTCAGCGGTTTGCGCAGGATACGGCGTCGCAGGAGTACGGCAACGCGTACAACCGGCTGGCAAACATCGCAGGGCTGGGGCAGACTGCCGGCACGCAGATGGGCAACGCGGCGTCTGGCTTCGGCACCTCTGCCGGCAACATCATGGGCCAAGAGGCCAACGCGCTGGCGGCGGGGCGTCTGGGTCGCACCTCGGCTTACACTGGGGCCATCGGCGGGGCGCTGAACTCGTTCCAGAACTATCTGAACCGGCAGCAAGAAGAACGCCTCGTCCGAGACATCTTCCGGCGTCCGATTGGGGGCTGAAATCATGCAACTTGACGCTCGACTTCCCCTGATGGCGGCCCAGCGCCAGCCCATGCAGTTTGCACCTGAGTCGCAGTTGCAGACGCTGTCGCGGATTGCGCCTGGTATCAATGCGCTGCGAGGGGTGCAGCAGCAACAGCAGCAGCAGGAAAACCAAGCGCGGCAGGATGCGGCGTTTGAAGCATTTCGCCGTGGTGCTCAAGAAATCATGGGCAATCCCAACGCCACGGTTTCCGATTTGGGGCGCGTTGTGATCAACAACGCTACCACTCCAGCCCAGCTTGAGGCAGGCCGAAAAATGATAGAGGCTGAACTTGCGTACCGCCAACGCAAGGAAAGGCTAGCCAGATTTTCTGGTCAGCCCATGACGGCCAACGCGCTGCTGGAGATGTACGCCGAAGATCCGGAGGCGGCGAAGCTCTTGGAGCGCCAAGTCATGGATCCGTCGCAAAGGACGATTTCCGTTGGCCCGAACATTTTTGAGCGCGCGGAGGAAGGCGGCGGTCGGTTCATTACTCCGCCCCCGCGACCAGAATTGCCAGTTTCTGGCGTTCGGCTGGGGGCGCAAGATATTCTTGTCAATCCGCAGACTGGCGCGGTTTTGGCGCAGAACGTGCCTGCGGCTGGCGCGGGGACTGGTGCCGCACCAGAGCCGTCTGTGCGCGGCGCTGGCCTGGTTCCGCGAGGCTATCGTTTGCGACCTGATGGCACTATGGAGCCAATCCCCGGAGGTCCGTTTGACCCAAATACTATTCGATCTCAAGCGGAAGCAAGGTCGGGCGGCCAAGTATCTGGCAGAACGCAAGTTGAGCGCGCAAACCAATCGTCGGAAATTACGAACGTTATTTCCGAACTTGAAAAAGTTCTTTCAACCTCAGTTGACCCAAAGACTGGACGAGTTGTTCCTGCTTTGATTGACCAATCGACCGGCAGCGGATTGGGTGCTTTGGTGGACATCGGTACTGGATTTTTTGGCCTGTCCACGCCTGGAGCCGTTGCCGTTGGAAGATTGCAGCCGATTGCAGACATCGTTCTGAAGATTGTTCCTCGGTTTGAGGGTCCGCAGTCCGACAAAGACACCGCGTCCTACAAAGAAGCCGCAGGCAAACTGGCGGACGCAACCGTTCCAAATGCTATCCGTCGGGCTGCCGCTGAAGAAATCTTACGAGTTCTTCGGGATCGCAAAGGTCGGCTTGGCTCTGCTGTGGTTTCGCTTGGTGGCGCGGATAACGCTCCAGCGGCAACGCCACCCTCGCGAACGCCCGCACCCGCTGCCGGTACTGGTAGGCCGCCGGCCGCCGGTACTAGCAGAGCGCCCGCAACCGGCGTAGACCGCAACAATCCGCTTCTCAAGTGAGGTCAAGCAATGCCGTCACTGCTTGAGATCCTGCGCGACCCCAATTACACCTCGGCCAACGAGGAAACCAAGAGGGCCATCTTTGAGCGGTGGGCGCCGCAAGACCCCAATTACAGCAATGCCAACGCAGAAACGCAGGCCGCTATTCGCCAGCGTTTCGGCATAGCTGCTGCGCCGACACAGCCCTCCGCGCCGCCCGGGCAGATTCCAGGTGCTGGGCCGTTTGTGGCGCCGCTTGTTCCGGAGGTTCCGTTAGGTCGCCGCGTGGCGGCAGGTATCCAACGGAACGTAGGCACGGTCACTCGCGCCGTGCAGCCTACAGCGGAGATGGTCGCGGGCGCTGCGGGCGCTGTGCGCGGCGCGTCTGCAATGGCGCCACTTGGCCCTGTTGCGGCGGCTGGCGGCGGTCTGGTCGGCGGACTGACGGGCTTCATGGGTGCGCGCGCCGGCACTGAACTACTGCTGGGGAAGACGCCTGATCTGGCGGGGGCCGGTGAAGAATTTGCCACAGGTGAAATCATCGGACGCGGGCTTGGAAAAGCGGTCAGGCTCGGTGCGCAAGGTGTGGATTACTTGCGCGGATCTGCGCAACGCGGCGCCAGCAAGATTGCGCGGCAAGCCGCGGGTGATCAGGCGAACGTCATTCGTTCCGCGCTATCTGCGGCCGAGCCCGGAACGCCGCCAGCGCAAGCAACGGCAGAAGTCCCTCGACAAGCTTGGCAGGCACTGCTGGCGTTTGAGCCTACGGACTTCTCTGCGCAGCTTGCTCGCAATCGACGGGCGTTGGCTGAGGAGGAGCTTGCCCGCATGGCTGGCGGGCGGTCGCAGACGGAGGCGATGCGAACGCAAGAGCAAGCGCAACAGACGCTGAATGCGTTGGTTGCACCCATGCGTGAGACGGAACTTGGCGCGGCCAACCAAGCGGCAGAAACGATTGCTCGTCTTGGCCCGCAAGCTCAGGCGCGGCAGCAGTCAATGGTTTCTGCGCTGCGCCAAGGGCAGCCTATGCCGGTGCCAGCGCCGCAGCAGGGCGGCCTGATTCGCGGCACCGTGACTGGCGAGCCGATGACTGGACAGTCCATGACAGTGCCGTCTGCTGAGGCGGCGCGTTTGGCAACACTGGCGCAGCAGGCGCAAGGGCCTATGTTGCGGCCGGGGCAGGTTGGCGCGCCGGGGCAAGGTCAAGACGCTAGGTTCCTGCGCAACCGACTGGCCGCGGCATCCGATGAGCAGCGTCAGACGGGTCAAGTGTTTGCGGAGATCGCCCAACAACGTCGCGCAGAGCGCGATTTTATTGAAAGGCAGATCGGCAGTCTGGAAGCCTACGGCCTTAAATCGTTGAGCATAGATCCGCTGTTGGGGTCAATTGATCGCGCGCTGAACGCTCCCGGACTTCGCGCCAGCAACGATCTGACGCGCGTTATGGGTCTGGTGCGAGATGATCTCGTCAATCTTGCGCAACGCAATAACGGCATCATTGACGCTCACGACCTGTACACCATTCGCAAAGAAGGCGTGGCCCAGCGCGTTAGGGATGTCCTAAAGGTTGATGATCCAAAAGCTGGGGCCAAGCTGACGGCATCAGTGCTGGATAAGTTGCGCCCAGTGATTGACGGAGCGATTCAAACTGCCGGCGGAACTGGCTGGAGGCAGTATCTTGATACTTACAGCCAAGGCATGGACGTCATCGCGCGAAAGCAAATGGCGTCGCATGCTTTGCAGATGTTCCGCACTTCGCCAGAGCAGTACGTCAAGCTGGTACGCGGCGACAATCCTGACGCCGTAGAGGCAATCTTTGGCCCCGGCCGCTACGACATCTTCAAGGAGATGTCGGCGCAAATGCCCACGCTGGACAAGCTGGCGCGCCAGGTTGAACTGGACAAAAAAGCGGCCGAGATGGCGGAAGGTGGTCGCAGAGAGCTTGCAGAAATCTTTGAGGCCAACAGGTCAAAGCTGCGTCTACCGGGGTGGTTCAATCCGCAGATTACTGCGGCCAACATGGGTCTTGCAAGCGTCAACAAGCGTCTTGACAAGAAAACCGTCGATCTGATCCGCAAGGCTTCCGAAAGCAATCAGAGCATGCTGGATTTGCTGAACGGCCTGCCGGAACGGGAAAGGCGCAAACTGCTGGATCTGGTGATTGAAAAGCAGCGCGTTACTGGCCCCGCGCAAAGGGCGGCAATTGGCGCGGCCATTGGCGAAACTGACCGGCAGATCAACAATTTGGCGCCGGCCAGCGAAAGCATGAATTACTTTGCCCCATGACTCCCAACCCCGCCCGCCACATCATCGCCTGGACCCTGCGCCGCTTCGGCTTCGCAGGCGTGGCGCTGGCGCCGTGGGGGATTTTCGTGCTGCCCGAGCACCTGCACAGTCAGCGCCTGACTAGGCACGAAATCGCCCACTGGCGGCAATACAAGCGCATGGGCTTGCTGCGATACTATGTCACGTACCTGTGGGGCCTGCTGCGCCACGGATACACCAACCATCCAATGGAAATCGAAGCCCGCGCGGCCGAACATCAGCCATGAGCCTGACGATGCAACAGAAAGCCGACATCGCCACCGAAGCCGCCAAGGCGTCGCCACCAGTCGCCGTTGCCGGCGCTACGATTGCCGGCATGCCGATCAACGATCTGGTGCTGTGGGTCACGCTGATCTACTTGGTGCTGCAGATCGGCTTCCTGCTCTACCGCTGGGGCAAGATGTATTTCCGGGGCGGGCCTGACACCGAATGAAAGCCCGCATCGTCATCGGCGCCCTGACGCTCTCAGCGTCTGCGCTGGTCGGCATCGCCGTCCATGAGGGCTACCGTGGCGAGGCGTACATCCCGGTTAAGGGCGACAAGCCGACCCTCGGATTCGGCACCACTGCCGGCGTGAAACCCGGCGACCGCATCGAGCCTGTGCAGGCGCTGGTGCGCAAGCTGGCCGATGTGCAGAAATTCGAAGGCGCCTTGCGGCAGTGCGTGCGGGTGCCGCTGCATCAGCACGAATACGACGCCTTCCTGAGCCTGGCGTACAACATCGGGCCGGGGGCGTTCTGCGGCTCGACGCTGGTGCGCCGGCTGAACGCGGTCGACTACGCCGGGGCGTGCGCTGAGATCCTGCGCTGGGATCGCTTCCGCGGTGAGCCACTGCGCGGTCTGACCCTGCGCCGGCAGGCTGAGAACCGGCAGTGTCTGGGCCAATGATCTACCGCGCTGTAGCCTACGCTCTGGCAGTGGCATGCGCCGGCCTGCTGGTGCTGACAGCAGTGCTGGCGTATGAGGCACGCGGCTTGCAAACCACACTGGCCCGAGAACGCGCAGAACGGGCTCAGGAGCGCGAGAAACTGACGGCCGAGGCCCTTGCCGCCAGCGAAGCCGCGCGAGCCCTGGAAGCCCGCTGGCGAGCCCAGCACACGGAGGTGCAGACCGATGCCCAGAACCGAATTCGCGCTGCGTCGGCTGATGCTGCCCGCGCTCGCAGTGCTGCTGACAGCCTGCAGCGCCGTGCCGAAATCATCGCCGCCCAGTGCGCCAATCCCCAGCGCGACCGTGCCGACCCTTCCTTCGGAGGCCAGGCAACCCCAGACCCCGGAGTGGTGCTCACCAACTTGCTCCGAGGGGTTGCGCAAGCGGCTGCAGAGCTTGCTGCCGTAGCCGACGCCCGCGGTGCTGCCGGCACTGCCTGCGAGCGGGCCTATGACGCTATAGCAGCGCCGCAGCCCCGGCGATAGCGCCGACGATCACGATGGCAATGACGAGGTGCCAGATGATGAACTGGGCCGCGTCGTCGAAGTCGTCAGCGCCGATTTCGGTCGCCGCCTCGGCAGCCTCGGGATAGCGACCTTGCTGGTCGCAGCCGGTGGGAAGGCGGCTCATAGCTGCGGCCAGAATAGCAACACGCCGACAGCGGCCAGCACGGCGCAGACGATGATGTCCATAGTCAGAGCAATGTCCACAGCAGGGCTCCCAGTGCAATGCACGCGATGATAACTGCGGGCGCTGGAACGTAACGCGAACGCGGCTCTGCGATGCTGTAGCCCGTGGTGAATGTGCAGTCAGCCAGCGTGCGTGGGGTGGTGAGGTGGCTGGGTTTCATGGGTTTTTTCCTTCAATAAGACGGGCAATGCACCCGCCGTAGTTTGTGTTCGGGCAGTCTACGTCCCACTGGCGGGCAACCCTGGCGCAGCGCTGGCGTTCGGCGGCTGCGCCGTTCTCGCGCTCTGCTTCCCTTGCCAGCTTGATTACCAACTTCGCCGCCGCCTCAAAACGTTTTTCAAGCGCAGCGGCGAACCGCTGGAAGTGCGCCTCGTCGCCCCAGTGCTGGCCTGCAGTGTCGTTTATCAGTGCAGCGATGTCGTCGTCGGTCATGTCAACCCCGCCATTCCAGCCCTGCCCGCGCCTTGGCATACGCTTCGCGTATTGCCCTGCTGAACCGCACCTGAGTAGTTTGCACAGCCTCCCATGCCCTGCGCTGTCTTGCGGCGTAGATGAACATCGGATACAGGCGGTCTTTGATCTTGCGGATGCGGCGTCTCATTTGTTCCTCGCCCTGATCTCCGCTGCGCACCGCTGCGCAATGCCTTCGATGCTGGCGTGTTGGTCGCAGATGTCTGCGCAGGCAGCGCGTTCCATCAACAGCCCCTCGGCAATCTGCGTTCCGAGGTGGTCCAGCAGGTCCTCTGTCGTGTCGCCGTGGCCGGTGGCGTAGCCCATGCTGCGCATCCAGTGGGCGACTTTCTCTCGTTGGGCTGCGGCAACGAGGGCGGCGAAACGATACCGCGTGAAGTCCTCACCCGCCTTGATGGCGTCGTGCTGCGCTTGGAACCACAATTTGTCAAGTTCGGCGTTGGTCATGTCTTCCTCCTAATCCACCGCCACAGCGGCAGCAGCGTCAATCCGGTGGCGAATCCGCGCAGAAAGGCGCGGAGTTTCATGCTTGCCCCTCTGCTTTGGCGATGGCGGCGTTGATTCGCGCTACAACAGGACATTCTTCGAAAAGCAAATGCCGATCTTTGTGGGCATGGTGCAAGTACTGGCAGTCAATGCTCGTTAGGCGCAAAGCCTCCAGCAGTTCGGCATTCACCGCATGCAGCCGGCGCAGTTCGTCTGCGGCTTCTTCTAGGTTGTGCGACGGGTCGTACTGATCGTCAAGAAAATCAGCCAGCCGCAGGGCTTCGGGTTGTGTGCTCATTCCGCCTCCTCCTTCCTCTGCCGAGCCTCATAGGCCAGCACATCGGCAAGCCGGTACATCACGCGCCCCTGCTGGGTGCGGCCAAGCCGGATGAACGCCGGCCCGCGCTGATTGGCGCGCCAGTGGCGCACGGTGCGCTTGGCCACGCGCCATCGCTCGGCGAGTTCCTGCTCGGTCAGCAGGGTGTCATTCGTCGTCATCGGTGCTCTCCTCGGCAAACCACCAGTCCTCGATGTCAGCGGCGATGTCGTGCGCCTTGCCGGCGGCCTCGCCGTGCTTCGGGTCGCCCAGCAGCGGGAACGACAGTTCGTAGATCGCCACCAGCAGGCGGTCAATGTGTTCGCGGGCGGTGCGGGCGCGGTCGTCGGCGACGGCAAACATGTCCGTCGCGGCCTGCAGGCGGTAGTGCAGCGCCGCCTCGGCCTGGGTCATCACTGGGGTGCTCATACGGTGCCCTCCTCGGCCTGGACGATTTGCGGGTCGCCGGCAGGCGGTTCTTGCTCGGCGCGGATCTGGTCGGCGCGGCGCGTGGCTGCGGCAATCACGCGATTGCGGTCGGGGCCCTTCGGGACGCGGCGCATGTCCGCACGCAGCAGTTCGAGGCCCTCCAGCGTGCTGGCGAGTTCAATCTGCTCCAGCAGAACGTTGAGGTCGTCGGGATCAACAACGACCTCCACGGGCTCGGGTGCGGGCGGCGGCGGGGCCTGGCGGACTGCTGGATCCATGTCCTGCACCTCCTCGGGCGTGTAGGTGCCGACCGTCACGCCGGGGTAAACGGTGCGGATGCCCTCAGAGATGCAGCGCGAGCGCAGCATCTGGCGTGGGTAGGACTTCCATGTCGGGTTGCGCGTCAGGCCGGCGTCTTGCGCCATCTTGGTCGTCCACGCGATTTCCACGCTGCCGCCAGACGGGTGCGAGAACTTGCCGACGACCTTGGTGTCGGTGTACTCGCCCCATTCCACTTTGCCGCCTGCGGCTTGGAAGCGGGCCAGCATGGCGTCGGCGCGCAGGGCGGGGCGGCCGTTAATAACGTGGTAGTCACGGGCAGCGATGGCCGGGTGCAGACCCTCGGCCTGGGCGATCAGCATCAGGGCCATCGCCTGGTCCGGGGTTTTGACGCCAAACAGGCCCGAGCGGGCCACGCTGACGGCCATGCGTTCGATCTGGTCTACGGGTACGAGTGCGGTCATGTGTGTACTCCTATGGGGCGAGCCGCAGGGCGGCTACGGCCCGCCCCGTGGGTTCAGTCAGTCAGGCCGGCGTTTTCGGCGCTGACGGAAACGACGCCGGCGGTTTCCACCGGGCATCCTGCGGCCATCAGCTCGATGATGTCGTCGTGCGATGCCGGGCGAACCTGCAATTGCGGCATGCAGTGCCCGAGGGCGCCGGCAGGCGTGTAGGCGCGAACCAGGCGGTCTTCTTCTCCAGTCTGTGACACGACGTAGGTCTTCAGCGTGCGCGTGTAGGCGCGCTTCGTTGCGGTGACGGTTTCGCTCATTTCTTGCTTTCCGCGAGACGCCGCAGCGCCTCGACTTGAGTGCCGACCTGCTGCAGGAAAATCGTGATCCGGGCCTCCAGGTCGGCAATGAAGCTCGGGTCACGTTGGATGCGCTGAACGTGCAACTGCAGCGGCTCAGGCATCCGGGGATCGTAGGAAACAAAATCGCACCACTGGCGACCAGTGATCCACATCTGGCCCTGCACCTGTGCGCGGTGCTCGTCGGGCATGCCGCGCAGCAGCGTCTCAATATGCACGGCGCTGTTGTAAGGGCACTTGATCTCGATGAGCCCGTCCCAGTCCACCAAGCCGTCTGGCGAGCAGCCTGCCAGCAGCGTGTCGTGGGCGATGAAGCCGGTTTCCTCAACGCTGATGCCGGTGACGCGCTCGTAGGCTGCGCGCGCTGCGGGCTCCTGTTCGGTGCCCCACTGCATGGCGGAGGTAACGTAGCGCTGGATGGGTTGCTGCGTCAGGCGCTCGGCCACCAGTTCGGTGCGGTAGTCGCGCTGGGCCTGCGCCGGGTCGCCGGATTTCAGCACAGCAGTGGCGTCCTTGAACCGGGACGCCGTGGCCTTGCCGATGCGGGCGGCGTACCAGTCGGCGTCGCGCTGGGTGGCGGTTTCGAGGATCACGTTGCTTCTCCAGGCGGCGGAAGCCGCTTTTGTTGTCTGTCAGATGATGGCACAGAAAACTCTTTTATTGCATCCTGAAAATCCCTAGTCAACACATTTACGAGGCGGCGCTGAACCGCTTGCTTGTGGCAAAGAATCGGATCTTCAGTCACCACGCGGTCGCCGCGACGCGCCGAGCGCAGAATCTTTCGCATTCCGACCTTGCTGCCAGCAATGCCGATATCAACGCGCTCCTGCGCGCTCAGGGCGCGGTAGCCGACGCCGTGAACCGATCCGAGATCGACATCGTGGCGGTCCAGCAGCGTCTTTCGCCAAGCGGCGATCACGGTTCGGTAGCGGTGGCCACCGATCTCGACGCCCAGCACATCGGCTACGGCTTCGTGCGTCACCTCCCAGCCCACGGGCGGGGCGCCGAACGCATCCAGCAGTTTGCGGACATCAGCACCTGTCGGGAAGCCGTTGAACATGACGCCCTTCATTTCACAGGCTCCTGACGGTGGCCTTGAACATGCCCCAGCTTCCGGGCGTCTTTGAGCCGGGGCGCCAGTCGCCAAGCCCCTTGTACCGACCGGCCAGCGTCAGCACCTCGGTCAGCACGCGGTCGGTGATCTGCTCGTCCCAGACGTTGATCGTGCCGCGCAGCGTCCAGCGGTCGAAGCACGGGCGCACGCGGATGTGCTTGGCCGCGCCGATCTTGGCGCGCTTGACATGCAGCTTGAAGCCAAGCTCGATGGCCTTGGCTCGGTGCGACGCGAAATCCTTGACCTGCATCAGCGGCCTGATCTCTGACATCGG